AGGAGCGGCTGCGGCAGGTGCTGCGTTCTGTGCTGCTGCCTGCGGTGCTGCATTCTGTACCGGTGCCTGCTGGGATCCACCCATTGCAAACAATCCCTGTGCATTCATACCTCCTGCCATATTGGCCATATTCATACCGGCAAATGCCATCATCGGTCCGGTGGATGTATTAGAGGCTGCCGCCTTCATTGCCTCTGCCTGTGCACCAACAAGCGTTGCTGCTGCCATATTCGGGTTACGCAATACCGCACTCTTCTGAAGCTCTTTAATCATTGCTTCATCTTCTTCAGAGGCCTTCATGGTATTAATACCAAAGGAAACAATTTCAATACCGCGAAGCTGTGCCCACTTTTCAGAAAGAACCTCATTCAATGCGTCTGCAAGCTCCATGGTATGTGCCGGTACGGCACTGTAACGGATTCCCATAGCGGAAATCTTCGCAAATGCCGGCTGTAAAGCAGTCATCAGCTCGGTCTTTAACTGACTGTCAATCTCACTTCTCTCATAATCACTTACGACATTACCGCACACATTGGTATAGAAAAGAATCGGGTCGGTAATATGATAAGAATATTCCCCGTTGCAGCGGATGGAAATATCAATATCCAGTCCGATGTTCTGATCTACAACACGGAACGGTACCGGATTGGCTGTTCCGTATTTATTACCCATAATCTCCTTTGTATTAAAGAAATAAACTCTCTGATCCTTGGCTGTTTCCCCACCAAATGCAATACGTCTTCCGATGGTTGAGAAGGTCTTCTTAATGTTCTCTCCCAGGTTTCCGCAAAAAATACTTGGTTCGGAAGAGGTATCATACCTGAATTCTCCTGCTTCTGCACAAAGCTCAACAACCTTGCCCTGATCTACGATAATCATACACTGTCCTTCGTTGACAGCGATGACTGAGCCGTTTGAAATAATGTTATCTTCACCCTTGTTATTGCCTGCGCCACGGCCTTTCTGACGCTTATGTCCCTTGGTCACCAACACATCGGTGTCTAAAGAATCACAGTAGAAGTACTCCTCCCACTGATCTGCAACCACACCACCAACAGCGCTTGTTACTGCTTTAATTAATCCCATTCTTTTCCCTCCATTTTCTGGGTCAACTCCCTTTTTTACTATTATACATATTTTGTCGAGTACTGTCTACCGCTTTTCCCTTCATACAGGTCACCCTTTTTTCCCAATGACATACCATAAATTATCAACCCAAATGCCCTCTTGTGGGCATCCTTTCTGGAGGTTATATGAAAAAAAGAAAAACATTGCCCTTTGTGCTGTTCCTTGTACTGACCCTGCTTCCGGTGCTTTCCGGATGCAGCAGCTCTTCTCCCGGTTCTGCCGGCACGGATGGGTTAAAAAGCATCACCTTAAACGAAGTGGCCCATTCCATCTTCTATGCACCGATGTATGTTGCTATTGAGGAAGGTTATTTTGCCGACGAAGGTCTTGATGTGACACTGGTTACCGGCTTTGGTGCCGATAAAACCATGACCGCCGTTCTTACCGGAGAAGCAGACATCGGTTTCATGGGAAGCGAATCCACAGTCTATACCTATGCAGGTGGGGCATCCGATTATGTGGTAAATTTTGCGCAGCTCACCCAGCGGGCCGGAAACTTTCTGGTTTCCAGAGAGCCAATTGATGATTTCCAATGGGATATGTTGAAGGGAAAGACCGTTCTCGGCGGACGCGCCGGCGGTATGCCTGAAATGGTATTTGAATACATTTTAAAAAAGAATAACATCGATCCGAAAACCGATCTTTCGATCGACCAGTCCATTGATTTCGGTTCTACCGCTGCCGCCTTTTCCGGCGGTCAGGGTGACTTTTCTGTAGTGGTTTATAAGTTAATACTCCATTATATAAAAGCCTAAACTACTGCTTTATACCATGGATAAAGACCATGAAATTAAGCGTGAAAAGTCAGGGAATACTTATAAGTTATATGTAAATTAAGGGAAGGCATAACACCTTCCCTTTCTCTTTACTGCCCTTTTTCTAAATCTTCAATCCTGTGATTGATCACCTTGATCTGCTCTTCTATTACCGGCATTCTCCGGGCGAAATTATTATGTTCTCTGACTTCCCTTGTCAGTTCATCCGTCTTGTAATTTTGAACTTCCATTGCCACTTCCAACTTATGCTCAATCTTTCTGTTGCTGCTTCTGTTGGTTATAATCACCCCGATCAGGGAAAAACCACCAACAATAATGGATGCGAATGCTCCAATAAGTGCTGCTGCCATTGCAAATCCCCTTCCTTTCATATGTTTTTCCAATAAAAAAGCCCGTTAAGGCTCCGCACGTATTCTAATCATATAACACCCGACTTTATTCTTCCGATGGTGACAGCGTATAGGTCACTTTCATAGTATGACTGGATGTTTTGGTGACCGGCTCTGTCAGGTTGTTGATGGTTGAAATCAATAAAGGGTTACAAATAATCTTGTAATAAGTGTAACGAGAAGAGTATGTGCCCGCAGTCTTTATTGCGATATATGCAGGTTTACCACATATTCTCAGCGTTTCTGAATATGTATCACATTGAATACTATTAACATTTACACAAGAAATTTCATTACTTATAACATCAAGTACCACATATTCATCGTTATAAGTTTTTAAGAACAGCCTTTCTCCATCGTCATAATTAAGAAAACTTGAATCATCATTATATATTTTCCCACCCATTGTTACAGGACTGACATCTGTATTATCGCTTAACTTAATTCTATAAATCATGTTATCTGCCGTTTTTACGAACAAGTAACCCTTCATGACTTTTAGCGATAGAAGATAATTCAAAGTATTCTTCTTATTGGCAGTTTGTAGTTTAATCTCTTTTCCTGTTGTATTAGTCACTTCAATTATTTCTTGATTATTATTCGATATATCGTATTTAGTAAGATATAATTTACCGTTTGCAGGAATAAGTGCTTTTTCAGACAAACTGAAATAACAATATTGTCCATCATTACAAACTCCCGCATGGATATTATTTTTTCCGCTAGTATTACTCCGACTCGGCAAGGCATTCATAACCGTATCTTTATAATAAATTTCAACATCCTCAATTTTACGCATTTTTATGTTATCTTTTAAAGTAACATTATTTAAATGCATTCTTTCTATATAGCACTTGAAACATCCTGTATCTTTAGGATATATAGAAGAATCCTCTGACCGGAATTGAACATCAAGACTTTTTTCACTACACAGGATCCTGTTTGTTACCGCATCAATCATATATGGGTATACGTTTTCTCCTATTGCGTCATCATAATAATAACTATTATCTCCATTAGTAATTATACAAAGATATTTAAGTATATCTGTTCCTCTCACCGGACTACCAACACCAATGTTTCCTCCATCCGCTGGACAAAGACAAACACAAGAAATCGTACCGTTCGCCTGCACAGTATTAAAATCCCAGACAAGTTTCAAATTCCCATTTTCGTCATACCCGCTATCCGCAATATTAAAGCTTCCTTTTGTGGTATCAATCCCTGTATATGCTGTATTATCGCCCTTTCCAACCATAGTGTTTCCAGCAGGTGGTACAATGATATTGGCATCTTCTTCTATTGGCTCAGCAAACATCATAATTCCTGAAAACAGATAGTCTATATTCTTTTTCCACGCATATAGCACATCTAATACACTATATCCAATTCCCAAAGGCTTAATGAGTTCTGCTACCGCATTGGTAATCATGTTATCATGCTCAATAACTCTCTTTTCACCGGTTTCTACATTTGTGAGTTCAATTTTTGCGTGTCCTTTCATCCGTACACATCCTTTCTACTAATTTGCAAAATCAGCGCATATTTCCGTTACGGACTGCGTTGTATCTATGAATGAAATCCGAATAAAAAAGCTATCTGCCCCCTGATATAATAAATTCCATTGCTCAAAGGTGATAGCTTCCAGGGTTTCCTTATTCATGCCGGTAAATTCTTCCGACAATGTAGACCATTCTGTACCATTCCAAGCCTTCCACGTCTGTTTTCCATCAAAACTAACTGCAACAATCAAATCACCTTCACAGTCCGCTGTCATGTTCTCTATTCCTGTGATTGTTGAATGTGTCAGGTCCACTGCATTAGAAATTACTGCTTGTGAATGTGGTGTTGCCATAACGGTTGCTTTTATTGACGGAAGTTCATCCTGACTGTCCTGCCAGTATAAAAGATCGAATTTACTCAATGGCTGCAACAATTCACCAGAAGGCAGATCATCAAAACCATAGGTTGCAAACAGTTCAGAGTTTAATGCGGTCTGCTCCAAGGCAGCCAGTGTACCATCCGTCACCGTATAAAGCGCACCGTCTGATCTTATCAGATACTTCCTGTCATAAGGTTCAAGCACTTTTGCAACTTCATATGCAAGATCATATACACCTACATCCGTATTATAAAATGTAACATCCGGCTGCGTACTGCTTACGGTATATGTGTATGTACTCGTTGCCACAAGTGCATATATTCCATCATTGTTTGATGTAGGAATATCAATCATGTGAAGCATGATCGTACCGTTATCAAAAATAATTACATCATAAGTCAGCTTATAAGGTTCCGTTGTGTAATTGTATCTGCTATACCCTGACCACCTTATTTTGATGAAATTATAGTAATTGTACAAAGTTCCTTCTTCACGGTACAAATACCACATTTTGGCATCCCTGCGGTTTACTTTCAGGTGTTCAGTACTGCTTCCAAAGCCTATCCACGAATTGCCATTAGCATATAGATTAACACAGGTAACCCCCTTGAAGCTGAACCAGTTCGCCCCTTGAATGGTATCTGTACCATCATCCTGTGCAACATTATTTCTTAGGCATTCGGCATTGGTGATACCTGCATCTATAATAGCCTGTACACTATCATAATTCGCCAATTACTCCACCCCCACTTCAATAGACTGTACACTTGCAAGATCGGATACATCAATGGGAACCGCACACATTCTACCGGAATCAATCGTTTGTTCTGTGCTTTCAAAGGTGTATTCTGTCCGTAAACTAAATTTATCATCATCTGTCACATATTTGCTGTTATAAGAATATTTCTGCCTTTTCGTGGTGTTAAACAGATAATTTACAACAACCTCATTCATAGTAATAGCTTCTGATATACCAAGAACCGAAAGGCCCGATACGGCAACAGGTGGTACAACATCATGCAACGCATTTCCTGCCACTGGTACAAGTTCTGCGGTCACTGATTCATCCATAGGGATAACGCCAACACCGGATACTCCAATTGGTAATATGGTTTCATTACAGTTAATGGTTCCATCCCATTTCTGTGTACCTGCCAGTCCCTGTGCATACAAAACTGCCTTTATATCATTCTTGGCAATTGCTGCTCTCGGTGGTGTGATATCGACTGGAACAACCTCATACTCAATCGGATCAAGCGTTGTAGTTCCGGAATCCGTATCTTCTCCGGTGCTGCTCTGCTTTTCCCGGTCCGCTTGTGCTGCAGCAATATAATTAAAAATCGTTGCCACATTTGCCTTCGATACCCGGCTATCACTTTCTACATACACCGTCTTTGCTGTAACAGTAACGGTGTGTCTTTTATCAGCCTTATCCACAAAATATCTTGTAAAAGTAACGAAATGTTTTCCCTTATTCAGATATTCCGTAAGGATCCCGTTTTCATCAAGGATCCCATCCACATAAATATAAAATTCCACATAACCATCCAAAGACATTTCAAGCGGAATCGTTGCCATGAAAATAGGCTTGGTATCCTCAACTGTGGCATAATTAATTACAATCAGCTTTTCTTCCTTCAGATCACCCACTTCAATCTTGGAAGAATTGGTAAAGGTATGTACCACAATCTTTTTACTTTCAACCCTCAATTCCATATCGGATAGCTGCTTATCCTCTGAAGAAGAAACTCCCTGAAGTTTTGTGTTTCCACCGTCTGACTTGATCTTCTGTGTAGAGTGATAAGACCATGTACAGGATGTAACAAGTGTTAATATGGAATCATTGGTTGAGTTTACATCCTTCAGCGTGAGCATATCCCCCAGGTCAATGGAAGGATCACTTGTCATACTGAATTCAGACGGTGTATAACGAATGTTCTTAAGCACAGCAAAGATATTTTGAAGAATCTCATGCTTGAATTCCTCGACACCCTGTACAATAGGAATATCTCCCATATCGAGCAAAAGACCGCCTTCAATGGTTTCATCTATCTCTGTATAAGGATAAAAATTCTGCTGTGACACAAACCTTGCCTTTACACCGCTAAAGAAGGTTTCATAATCCGCAATGGTAGAAACGGTCCTTCTTCTCACTGAAATATCCATGCATGATTCTGTGGAAAAGCTGCGTATCTGTAACTTTCCCTCCCTGTTAATCGTTGCATAGCCTGCCAATACAGAAGCTATATAAGATATGGCATCCCGATATGTTCCCACCCGGTCTGCATAGATAGAATATAACTGTGTGCCGTTACACATGGCAGCAATTTCAATTTCAGTGTTTGCAAGTTCAACACCACAATACTCACAAATAAAGGTTAACAGTTGATATGGCGTACCAACTGTTTCTTCTGTTACATCAATATCAAAGTCCGTCATTTTATCATAGCATTTTAAAGCTATGATTCTTTTTGTCCTTTTGGGTAAATCAACAAAAAAGACACCGAGCGGTATTTTTTCTTCTGTTGCATCCTGCAATGTTAAGTAATAGCTTAGCTCAACCTTTGCACCGTACAGAGAATACCGGTCGATCTCTTTCATAATGCTGATATTCATTTCTCCCACATAAACAGATCCGAAGCAAAAACTGCTGCTATGTATGCATCTGTTATTAATAGACAGGGAACCGGGAATGATCTCATGATTCTTAATTTCCAAAATCATTCCATCTTTAAGGGTAATTGTACCATCTACCCGGTTCCTCAACACCGGATTATTGACTGCTTCTTTGTAGGAATCCGTTGTACTGTACATATAGCACCCCCCTACAATTCTTCTATTGTGAAAGACAAGGACCATACTGAAATATTATTTTTGTAGTACTTCTTATCATACTTCACATCCTTAATCAGTGCCTTGATCTCTCTTACATCATTGATTCCCGGATCATATATCTTGACAGCAGATACAAGCTCGATTGCTTCCACAATCTCCGTCACCTGTTCCGCTGTCAAGCCTTTGTATGAAACGCTCCCTGAAATAAAATCTTCCCGGATCACTTCAATAGTTTTTACTCCATCTTCGCCTTCATATTCATTGTACTTATCATTTTTCTTGACGGAAAGGCTCCCTTCCGGATCAGGGATTTCAATGTCATTAATTGTCAATAATTTAAGCATTTACCATTCCCCCTGATCTTAAAGTAATATTGCCTTTTGATTTAATAATGATTTCATCCCACAATTCATTACCAAAATAAATAGGAATGATAATATCACCATCATCATTTGGTTTGAATTCATCCAGTTTATCCAGTATCTTTGTAAGAATTGTCACCATGGTGTTGTTCTGCTCTGCAACAGCCTGTCTGATATAACCGAGCAGCAGATCAATTGGTGCAACAGCTTCATCACCTGCTTCACCGCCCACCATCGTTTTACCTGAAAACGGATTGAACCCGAAGGCTGTAGGATCCGTCATAATACCACCCTTTTTGTACCACTCAATACCGAAAGATGGTACGGAAGGTGGATTAAGGCTAAAAGATCCGCTTACACTGAAATGTGGAAGCTTCAGGTGTGGCAAGGACCATGAGAAGTTAAAGAAGCTTTTCACCTTATCAATGCCATTCTTCACCGTATTTTTAACTTTTTCAAAGCTTTCCGTGAATTTATCCTTAATTGCATTTAGAATGTTGGTAACAATGGTCTTTGCTGCATTTAGGCCGGTCGAAATATTATTTTTCACATAGTTTATAGCTGTGTAAATAACACCTTTTATACCATTAAACACATTGGTTACTGTATTCTTAATGTTATTAAAAACGGTGGTGAATATATTCTTGATCGCTTCTAAAATGGTCTTTAAAAATCCACTGACAGCATTCCAAATATTGGTAACGTGGTTCTTGATCTCGTTAAGTTTTGTTGACACATGTTCTTTTATTGCTTCCCATGCCGATATAACAACGTTCTTGATCCCTTCCAATATAGGTCCCAAGAACCCGGAAATAGCATTCCATACGTTTGTGATAATCTCTGAAATCGTATTAAGAACCGATTCAACTTTTTCTTTGATAAAATCCCATGCTGCAATAATATATTCCTTGCAGTTTTCCCATATAAAGCGGAATGGAATTGTAATAATATCAAATCCAAGTTGTATGAGTTCTCCCAGGAACATGATGCCTACCTGAACAATGTTCTGGATCGTTTCCCATGCAGAAGATACTGCATTTACAATGTTATCCCATATATTTTTTAAGCCCTCACCTGCAGATGCAAACGCTTCTTTTATGCCATCCCATATGCCTGTGAAGAAATCTTTGACACCAGTCCAACATTCTTCCCATGATGTTCCAAACCATCCAAGTACCGTATCTGCGATCCCCTGAAATGCCATTGCCCATGATTCGAATGTACCTTTAATTAATTCCCAAACTGCCCCAAATACTTCTTTTACACCATTCCAGCATTGTTCCCAGTTTCCTGTAAAAAGTCCAATAAATATGTCAAGTATTCCCATCACTGCATCCAGTACCGATCCAATGATAACCGACACCTGATTAAATACCCCCTCAAACACCGGAGCCAGCAACTCACAAAATCCATTCCATAATGCACTTATAGCTTCAGTAAAACTCTCAAAATCAAAACCAAGTGCATTCAGACGGTCAACGATCCCTTGGCCAAACTCATTAAACTTTTCTTTGATACCATCCCATATACCAATGATGTTGTTTCGAAATTCTTCATTGGTATTCCACAAATTGATAAAGGCAGCAACCAATGTCCCTATAACGGCAATCACAGCAAGCACCGGTGCTGATAATCCCGACAGAACAGCTCCGATACCGGATAAGCTTCCACTTACTCCGCTAATACCGCTGATCAATGAACTACCAACCTTTATAATGCTGCCGATACCGGTTGAAATCTTGCCAAGAAATATAAGAAGCGGACCGGCTGCTGCAAGTATACCGGCCATTCCTATCATCATCTTTTTGGATCCATCATCAAGGCCGGCGATCCAGTCACATAATTTAGAAAGCCATTCTACGCCCTGTCTTAAATAAGGCATTATTAAATCTGTAAATTGTATTGCCAGTCCTTCAAGCTGTGATTTAAGTAACGTGATCTGACCGGTCAGATTATCGTTCATGGTATCTGCCATCTGCTGTGTCACACCATCGCAACTGCTAATTGCACTTTCCAGCTTTTCAATATCAGCCGGTGCAGCATTCATAAGTGACAGGAATCCTGACATAGCTTCCATGCCGAAAATCGCCTTTGCATTTGCGGTTTGCTCTGATTCAGATAAACCATTAAATGCTACACGGCAATCTGCTAAGATATCCTTCAGGTTTCTCATGGATCCATCCGCATTTGTCGTGGCTATTGTTACATCCCCGATCTTCTCACCGCTTATCTCGATATCATTCGAAAGCTGATTCATAATCGTACGAAGGGAAGTGCCTGCCTGTGAAGACTTAATACCTGCATTCGCCATAAGTCCAATTGCTTCGGCAGTATCCTCGGCCGAAAAGCCAAGCGCACCGGCAACCGGTGCACAGTACTTGAATGTTTCGCCCATCATGGATACGTTTGTGTTTGCATTGGATGCTGCTGTTGCAAGAATGTCTGCAAAATGTCCTGAATCAGAAGCAGTAAGTCCGAACGCTGTCAAAGCATCCGTGACAATATCAGATGTTGTCCCCAAATCTTCCCCAGATGCAGCAGCAAGGTTCATAATACCTTCAAGGCCATCTAACATATCATTGGTTTTCCATCCTGCCATTGCCATATACTTCAAAGCTTCAGCTGATTCAGAAGCAGAAAACTTGGTCTTTTCACCCATTTCCTTTGCTTTATTGGTGAGTGCTGCAAGATCATCTCCTGTGGCACCGGAAATTGCTGCAACCTCTGACATTGCATATTCAAAATCAGCAGTTGCCTGAATTGCTTTCCCACCAAAAAGCATAATTGGCGTAGTTAAACCAAGGGACATTTTTGT